CGTCAGCTTACACTTGACCAAATTGAGACATTAACAAGAGTTTTATTTGGAAAAGACCCATCAACAGTATCAACTGCGGAGTTAAGAAGGGACATTTTGGTGTATGCTAAGACAGACCCTAAAGGATTTTTGAATGTATTAAACGATCCTGAGTTGAGATTTCAAGCCAAAGTTCGTTTATTCTTTGAAAATAAATTATTAATATTAAGAAATTCAGAGAAAGAGGTATGGTTTAATACCATTACTAATAAAAAGAAAATGTTGTCAGTTCCGTTTGGAGAAGACCCATATGATATGGTTGCCCACTTCTTGCAAAGCGATGAAGGATTGGACTCACTGAAGATGCTTGAATCATCTTTAGCCTAGTTGGTTCTTGATTTTTGATTGATTAGTGATTAAAGAAGGGGGCACTTATTGTGTCCTCTTTTTTTTATGTATATTTGTAAAAAAAGAACTAATGATAAATGGAGTAAGAAATGCTGTTTTATCAGTACTTAATAAAAATAATTACGGATATATATCTCCTTCTGATTTTAATTTGTTTGCAAATAATTCTCAAATGGAGATTTATGAAGAATATTTTAGTAGTTATAATAAAGTTATAAATGCTGAAAATACTCGTACATCAGGTGTAGAATATGCTGATATGGAACAACCCATTGCAGAGGTTTTAGAATATTTTTTAAGGACAGATTATTTATCAAAAATTTCTGCTAATAAATTCTCAATGCCAACACCAACCACTACAGGATATAATACATATATGTTGTTGGATGTTAAATGTAAACCTGTTATTCTTAAAACAGGTACAAATACAAGTGTAGTTTCTTTACAATTAGTTGATAGTACTGCATTATTTACTACATATGGTATTGCTGCAGGAGATGTTGTAACTAATTTAACTACAGGGTTAGTATCTACAGTAGTTTCTGTAGTAAGTAATACAGTTTTATCATTAGATTCAAATATATTTTTAGCATCAGGTAATTCCTATGTTATTATTTCTTCCGCTACTATTGTTCAAACAGAAAAAGTAAATAATTCAAAACTTGGGTTATTGGTTAATTCCAATTTAACTGTTCCAACAATTGAGTTCCCTGTTTATGGACTACAAGGTTCAGAGTTAACTTTTTATCCTGTTACTATAACCAATAAGGGTCAAGTAGAAGCAACTTATTTTAGGTATCCGGAAGTACCAAAATGGACTTATATCTCATTAGCTAATGGTGAACCTGTATTTGACCAATCTCAACCTGATTATAAAGACTTTGAGTTACCTATTGAAGATGAGTATAAATTAGTAACTAAGATACTTGAGTATTGTGGTATGTCAATTAGAGAAATAGAAGTTACTCAGTTTGGGTTAGGTCAAGAACAAGCTCAAAAGCCTACATTTAGTATGCAATAATAAAATTTTAAAAGATGGCATATATATCACAATATGAATATTATGAAAATGGAGGTGTAGTCCCTGAAGATAAAAATTGGGGATCATACCAATATGTTAGTTTGACGGACATTGTTAATAACTTTTTATTAATGTACTCAGGAAACCATTCATTGGTTAACAATGAAGAGCGTTTCAAGGTATTGTTCCACGCTAAACGTGCAATACAAGAATTAAATTACGATGCATTTAAGGAGATTAAAATACTAGAGTTAACAGTTCCTGACAATTTAAGGTACATATTACCATCTGATTATGTGAATTGGGTTCGTGTATCCTTGTATAAAGATGGATGGTTACGCCCATTGTCTGAGAATATTCAAACTCTTTCATCAAAGGCATACCTTCAAGATAATACAGGAAGGATTTTATTTGACCAAAATGGCAATGCACTTTCTCCTCAATACTCTGAGATAGACTTTGATAGATTAACGCATATTAAAAAAAGTATATACCTTAATCAAGGAAGCCAATTTAATGGGCAGCTAGGATGGAATTATGATGGTATGTGGTATTTTGATTACAACATTGGTACAGCGTATGGGTTAAATACAGAGACTGCAAACTTTAATCCTACCTTTAATATTGAAAGAAAGACAGGAGTTATTAATTTTGACTCGTCAATGGCAGGAGAATCTTGTGTTCTTGAGTACATATCAGATGGTATGGAGCAAGGAGACAACTCTTTAATAACTGTAAATAAGTTATTTGAGGCATATGTTTATGCAGCAGTTGAATATGAGATATTGAGTTCTAAACTTGGTGTACAAGAATATATTATTGCTCGTTCTCGTAAAAAAAGAAAGGCATTGTTAAATAATGCAAAGATTAGAATCAGTAACATTCATCCCGGCAGACTCTTAATGAATATGAGAGGTATGGACAAGCAAATAAAATAAAATGGCAAATTTCACAAGAAACTTTATAGCAGGAAGGATGAATAAAGTTGTTGACCAACGTCTTCTTCCTGAAGGAGAGTATGTCGATGCTATGAATATTAGGATGGGTTCTACAGAGAACTCAGAAATTGGTGTTATTGAAAATACAAAAGGTAATTTACCTATTATACCATTAACATATATAGATGGAACACCATTAAGTGCAACTGCAAGATGTATTGGTGCTATTCAAGATAGTGCTAACGAGACTATATATTGGTTTGTTCACGATGATAATTTTAGTGTTGGAGCTACAGGTAAACTTGATTTAATAGTATCTTATAATGTATATACAAAATTATTGATATACCACGTTATTAGCATTAATGATGGTAGTAATGTAGATACAACTTTAAATTTTAATCCAAGTTATCTTATTACAGGAGTTGATATTATTAATGGATTATTGTTTTTTACTGATGATTACAATGCTCCAAGATTTATAAATATATCAAGGAATTATGCTAATCCAATTGCAAACATAGACCAAACGAGTGCAGAGTCTTTACTTGTAATAAAAAAACCACCTACTGAATCTCCTTCTATTCAACCTATTGTAACAAATGGTCAAGAGAATTATTTAGATACAAGGTTTATTTGTTTTGCATACAGGTACTTATATATTGATGGCGAGTATAGTGCTACATCTCAGTGGTCTCAACCTTCATTTGTTCCAAATCCTTTTAGTTTTAGTATAGAAAGTTATTTGAATGAAGGAATGACTAATTTTTGTAATTCAGTTATAATAACTTATGACTCAGGTGGTCCACTTGTAGTTGGTATTGACTTACTATTTAAACAATCTAATAGTAATATTATTAAGGTTATTGAGAAATTAGATAAGTCAAATTTAGGTATACCAAATAATACTGCACGTAATTATACATTTACAAATAGCAAAATTTTTACCATATTAGCTGAAAGTGAATTGTTAAGATTATATGATAATGTACCTGGATTTGCAAAGGCTCAAACAATTATGGGCAATAGATTAATGTATGGTAATTATGTAGAAGGATATAATTTAGTTGATGAATTTGGAAGTCCTATTAAATTTGAATATACTACTGATTTAATATCTACTCCTATAGGAAATTCAGATATTATTGATGGATCAAATCCAAGTAATTACACAATTGATATACCTGTAAATATTGCAGATTCTGAAGTTACATTTGATTTAACAGGTCAAGATTTAGTACAAGGAGCTTCTTTTAATTTAGAAGTAAGTATAACTCACTCTCAATTTACAGGTCAAACACCTTTTCCTACTGAAATTACAGATGTAATAGTATTAAACTTTGCATTCTTTTTATCTACATCATATACATCAGTATACGCATTGGCAACAAGTGTAGAATTTCAAAATGCTATAGGAACTGTTGCAAATATACAAACAGTACCTAATGCTTGCACAGGAATAACATTTACTGATTCAGTAAATTGTTCTCTTCCTCTTAACTTAGATGCATATATAAAAATTGCAAGTGGTGTTAGTGCTGTTGGTCAACCTGTTACAATTATAACAAGTCCCGGAAGTAGTGTAATAGGACTTCAGTTTCCTGCAATGAAATATGTAAACAATGTTACAACTCCAACTCAAACTTTTTATGAGTATTATAAAACATTATATGTAAATGCTACTTTTCAAAAAATAGCTAATCCACAAAGTTTGCATAGTAATCGTGACTATGAGATTGGTATAGTTTATATGGATGAGTTTAATAGAGCAACAACTGCTTTAGTTAGTCCAAATAATACTGAACACGTTCCTTGTGGATTTTCTTCTTATCAAAATTCTATACAAGTAACTATACCACCTACTCAATTACCTCCTGCTTGGGCAAAAAGATATAAGTTTGTTATTAAGCCTGATGAAGAAAATTATGAGACAATTTATTGTAGTATATACTTCCAAGACCCATTAACAAATAACGCATACCTTTTACTTGAAGGTGAGAATGCAAGAAAAACAGAGGTAGGTGATAGATTAATTGTAAAAGCTGATTCAAATGGAGCAACTTCTAGTTGTGTTTATACAACTGTGTTAGAGAAATCTGCTCAAACATCAAATTTTATTGAGATACCAAGTGAATTAGACCCTACTGTTTTTATACCTATTCCTGCAGGAGTGTATATTAAAGTAAATCCAAATAGTTTTACTGTTGTTCAGGATGAATTAGCTGTTATTGATCCCGGAAAAAAACTTGTAACTGCTTCAAGTCCTTTACTTCCTCCCGGAAATTATCCAACACTTCATTACCCAATGAATTATTATGATACAGTAACATCTCTTTGGGTAGATTACTCTGTACCTTCAGGAA